GCTTCATAATACCTCCTGGTATTGATATGCGACTTTGGTTTATCGTGTTCCCTCTGATTGGGGTATTCTAACACCCTTCCCAGTTATTTAGAAACGGTTTTACTTTGGCCAGTTACGACAACCAAATTTCAGGTATAAATTTATCCGCATTGGTCTTGTTAACGATGGAGGAACTACCTCCAGGATAAGCTGCTGTAGCCATTTTAAGAATCCTTTAAGAATTGAGTTAAGTTATCGAACACGTCCTTCAGCATAGGCCCTCATGATGTCATCTTGGTTAGCCATATAACGCTCAGGGTCCGTTAGCTGGAGCCGAATAAGTTCTGCTCGACGATATATTTTATTGCTCGTTTCACCTGTACTGCTTGGAGCTGACACAGTTGCGGCCTTCAACTGTTTAGTGTTTTCTTCTTGCATTTGCTCTGCTGCTTGCTTTACAGCTTCTTGACGTACTTTCTTCAAGGCTTTAAAGTTAGTAAGCAGTTCATGTGCTGAGTCGAAATCAAACTGTTGGTCCGCTGCGGCAAACAACTGACGGCGTACTGGTGACTCGTTAACCCAACTAGCAAACTCAGGGTCTGTTACCACTTGAGTATAGTCAGGGTGGGTTTGAGCTAACCTGTTTGCTGTGTTCATCCTAGCTACCTGTGCAGCAGCTACTTGAGCTTGTTGCACTGCTGGGTGTTGAGCTACAGCTTTATTTACTGCCTTAACAGGATCGGCAAAAAAATCTACATCATCTTCGACGGCTGCTGGTGCTGCTTGCTTTGCAGGAGTGATTTGCCTTTTGATCAACTCATCAGCTAACTTACGAACTTCACCAACTTCCTGAGCTTGTCTACCAATTAACTTTTCAGCTTCTTGGTGCATCTTGATAATCTCGTCCATCGATTTACCCTTGTACTTCTCAGGGATCGCTGGTGATTCCTCTGCTACTTGCTCCTGTTGTTGTTTGGCTTCTTCAGCCTGAAATTCATCTTGTTGAACTGCTTCATTGTCAATAGAATCTACAAATTCAGCCATCTGCTTCTCCTAGTCGGGATAAACCCAATTGTTAGGAATTGTTAAAATGTCTAAGTTATCCCTCGTAGTAGGACTTAGACTGCGCTACTTTTAGTGCTTGCTTATGCTGGCGTTCCCATTTGTCATAAGCTCCTGGGAAAGAGCCAGTAATACCTTCTAGCTTTACTCTAGGTGCTGCTAGTACTTTGTAAGCAACCTCGGTACAGTGCGGACAAGGTACTTCAGTTGCTGTGTTGTCTACTAAAAGTTCTGTATGGTGTCCGTTCGAACACACAAAGTCATTCATTACCTTCATTCTGTAAATCCTCATAGACTTTTTCTGATACTTCTTTGAGTGTCAGGAGCCAATCTAGGATATCTAACTGACCTTTTCTTAGATACAATAGCTTTTCACTGTCAATGCTGGTAATGTCTGCTATTGCTTTTCTCATCTTCTCAGCATCATCGATAAGATCTTTCCATCCTGCTGATGAGACCATATCGAATCTAGCTTCATAGTATCTTTGTAGTTTTACATCCATGTTGTAATTTTACCACACTTTTTTAGATTTGTCAAGTGTTTTTTTAATTCATTGCATCTTGACGAGTTTGTTCTCTTACGATATTGACCTTTGAATCAATGTCTTTCTCTTTCAACATCAGTTCAGCGATCTTTACTCGACGTTCAAACTCCCTGTTCGGATCATCAATGTTTGTTGATGCAGCTTGAACAACATCAACTTTAAGCTTTTCAGGCATAAGCTGTGCTTCTACCATAGCCTTCTGAGCCTCTGCTTGGGCCTTCTGTGCTCTTGCTTGCTTTTCCTGTACATCAGCCTGTGCTGTAGCCATTTGAATCTGCATAGCCTGCTGTTGAGCCTGCTGTGCTGCTGGATCAGGTTGTGATAGTTGAGCTAATTGCTGTAGGATAGTTTCTCTGTTTGGTAACGATGAAGCTTCAACCACACTCTGAAGCAGTAATGGCAGTACAGGACTGTTCGGACCAAGTGTAGACATCAAGGAAATGATCTGAGCCTGTTCAAATTCCCTAGCCATCATACCCATCGTACCTGTTGGTATAAACTTAAAGTCTTGGACAGGGTATCGACGTGAATCAAACTGCATATAACGCCATGCAGCCTTCTCAACAAAAGGGATTAGGAAGTCATCTTGGAAGTTCGTTAGTGCTCTCTTGTTCTTTTTGATTAAACCAGCTACTGCCATTGCTAAACCAGCAGAAGCAGCGTCTCCACCAGCTACTTGTCCAGGTAATGAAGCTGAATCAAGTGTTCCTGTAGCCTGTAAGAGCATCTTTTCGAACAACTGTGCTGTTTGAATGTTACCTGGATCAGTATTACCAAACTTTAAAGGCTGTAGAATCTCATTAGGAGCACCATTAGTAAGGATTGTCTTACCAGGACGTACCTCAAACTTGGCTCCACGAGGTAGTCTGGTGGCATCTATAGCCATCATAGGAGCTGTTGTAAGCCCTAAAGAGTCCACGTGACTACGAATCTGTGCATCCGTAGCCTTTTGCATGTTGTAGCCCTTCTCAGCCGTTCCTCGACCCCAGAAACGACCAGGAACAATGTCAGCTTGGTAAGCCACTACAGGCCTATCTTGCATCATGAAGGGACTTTCTTCAGCTTTTAATAGTGATTCACCGTTAGCAACCACCACTAAAGCTTCAACCATCTCTGAATATAACTCTTCATCAGGACCAATTGTCTGATCAGGGTTATCTAACAATGCTTTTGGTACTAATCCATAGTAACGAAGCATCAAAACCTTGTCATCTTGGTAGTAAGTTACATCCTGTGAAGGCTCTAGATCTGTATTCTCAGAAGCAACACCAACATAAACCCTACGATAGACACCATCTTCCATCGCTTTAATCACGCTGTGACGGCCTACATACTCTTCTACTGCACATCCTAGTGCTTCATCAACACTAGTAGCATTAGGATCGATTAGGAAGTTCCTAGGGTTAATAGGCTTTAGCTGTACAGAGATTCTGTTCGTAGCGTTTACACCTACCATATTCATTCCAGGCACTGCTGTAGGTCTGGTAGCTGGTGCAGAGTCTTTGACTTCTCGGACAATCAACTCACCGATACCAGTGCCGTATACCTCTGCAAGGGTAACGATGTGAGTTATTGCTTTACGAATACGATCTTTGTCAAAGTCTTGTTGTAGCTGTTTTCTCATCAGTTCAATGTCTGTCTTGTCCTGATCCTGTAGATCATCAACAATGTCAAAGAACTGACCTTTACCAAATACAGCTTCGATAATCTCTGATGTCTTGTTATCAATAGCTTGTTGTAGGGCAGGGGATATCAGCTTAGACCGTTCAGAAGAGCGTGTTCGATCACTTTCTTCATAGATTCCACGCCATAGACGCTCATACTCATCCCAGCGATCTAAGTAGTTTTCATCTCTATGATCTCTCCACTGGTCACACCGTTCCATCACAAACGCTACAAGAGCATTCTGAGGTGTGGTATCTGAGTCAAATTTCATCTTCAAGTATCCTATTAGTAGCCTGCTACGTCATCCATAACTTCATACTCTTCTTCATCGATTGATTGTGACCAACTAGCAGTCTGTATCTGGTCAATATAGCTAAGCGCATCAATCAAATCATCATGAGTCTTTGAGTCAGGAAACTGCATTAGCTGGTCAATAAAGACGTTGTTCCATGAACCTTCATTAAGAACAATCCTTCCATGCTCAAATCTACCCTGTAGTGACCAAACAATCCTATCTACTTTCTTCTTATTACCGTGTGTTAGTTCATCAATCCTAGGAAAGAATCCAGTTCTACGCATAATGTCATGCATGTAAGGCATCACTGCATTCTTCAGCGCACCCTTCTCTATCCCTAAACAAGTGACGTTGTAGTCCTTTGCAGTCTTAAGAATCCTTACTGCTGTCTCTCGGACATCCCACCTACCGTGTAGTATGTCAGCAACCCACCAGCCTCTGGTATTGACTTTAACAACCGCTATCGCTGTTTCATCAAGTCTTGAGTTCTTTGACTTGGTTGTCTGAGATATGTCAGTAAAACCACATAGATCAACAGTCATGAAGTAACTACCTTCATCAGGTTCTTCATCACTGATTTTGATCCAATCATGTTTAAACACATCACTCTGTGCTGCTTCAAACGAAGCCATAAACTCTTGTCTGAAAGCAAAGCTAGACATTGAACCTTTAGCAGCTTCAATCTCTGCTGGATCTAATAAAGGATTATCAAAGCTAGTGAAGTGCCATGCCTTGTAATCCTTATCCTTACCACTATCACCTAGCCTATACAGTTCATAGAAGTGGTTTCTACCCATTGGCGTACCAATGAACATTGCTCTACCCTTCTGATCCGCTAAAGCAGGTCTTAAGATCTGTTCGAACACCTGTGGCTTCATATCAGCGTATTCATCCATCACTAGATACTTTAAGCTGACACCACGCATTGTCTCTGGTCTATCTGCACCCTTTAGTGAGATCATTGCACCATTGACTAAGGTAATCTGCATATTGTTAACATGACTACCTTTAATGACTGTATGGCCTAGCTCTAACAGCGTAGACCACATAATATCTCTAGCTTGACCCTGTGTTGGTGCTACATACCAGACATGACCTTTCTCAGTCTGTAGTGCCTCTATGATCAGTGTCCAAGCTGCTAACCTAGATTTACCTGTACGTCTACCAGCAGCGATGATCTTAAACCTTGCTGGATCTTTAAAGACATCTTGTTGCCATGGAAGTAACTTAACTTGTAGATCCATCGTCTTCTTCTTCGTAATCAATCAACGTGGTTTCTACGTCAACAGGTTCATGCTCAATCATTTCTACTGGACTATCATTTACTCCAGTGATGTTGATGGTAATGGCTCTAGAGCCTCCTCCAACACCTTTATCCTCAAAATAAGATACTGGCAACATCCTATCAACACACAGCTTCAGTGCTGCCATCTGATCCTTATCCTCATCATTCAATGCTTTGTGAACAATCTTACGGATAATAGCCTGTGAGTGTGTCAGCAACAGCGAAGCTGTTAACTCTTTGATCCTTGCTGCTTCACCAGGAGGTCTACCTCTTTTAGCTCTTTTGATGTACTTTTGTACCTCTTCCTTCTTTGGTCTTCCTCTTTTCCTTTTTTTCGCAGGCACTTTCTTTACTTCATTGACTGCCACAACATCCTGGCTGACCGATGAAGGTAGCGAACAAAGATCAGATACTACATCTTCAGTTTTAATTTCAGACATCACTACCTCTATATAGTTTCTCTGCCGGAAGGCAGGACTGTAGGGTGTATATAATTTTATGTATCTACAATGTAGTGTATGACGATAAGTTATAAGTCTATTACTGAATTGTTCTTATACAATGTTTTGTTCATAGCCTACATAGAAGGACTTATTCTAGCATATTTTTCAGAGTTTGTCAAGTTATTTCTTCATATTCAGTGCAGATTCTACCAACTTTCTAGGCTTCAGCGGGACTCCATTAACATGGTGTCAGAGGCTCCGCAGAGGCAATATAGTTAACTTATTGATTCTAAAGAGATTTCTTATTAGTAATGGATTATCATTAGCATTGTCTATTTTGCTCTTTTTTGAGGCTGTTGTGGTGCTACTACGCTAGAACAACATTGTTACCCCCTCCCCCTATGCCGTTTGTCAGCGTAAAACTACCGCTTATCAGCTCAGTATCTATAGCGATGTCACTGATGAATGGCATAGTCTAGCCGATGAACGGTAGCGATTACCTGATGAGTGGTACTTGACAGACGGGGAGGACTATGTTGGACCCTCTAGAGGGTACTACTGAGCTTGCAATACTCTGCAGTTCAGGCATAATGGATACATGGACAAAGCAATAACGCCGAGTCAAACAAACCAGGAGAATCAAATGCTAGACCTCATCAAATCAGTACTCCTCGTAAACAAGGTCAAGAAAGCAACGGCGACTAGATTCGTGACAGCGTATAGCAAGCATGGTAGGATCAACGGCATCATCATCAAACGAGGCATCATCAAAAGCACAATCAGGGTTCCAAAGCGTGGCGATGTTACAGTATACAATACTAATATCGGTTTTATCAGGCATGACAAAGTCACTAGCTTCAAGTAAAGTATACAGGGTATAGTGCCTTCGATGAGGGTACTATGCCAAGTAAACTTTATAACGGAGGTTATGATGCGACTACGTGCAGAACATGCTGCATTGTCTCAGGCCATTACGATACACAAGAAAACCGTACGTATGGTGTCCGATTATGAGCATAGGTTACTGAAGCCAGTATCCTACAATGACAAGCTTGGCAATGGCAGCAAAACCATTACCAAAGGCGCATGGAAAGGTTTTCCAGTGTATTCTCTTACACTTGAGGAAAGGTCCACATGCTCACGCACTTGCCAGCAATGGGCTAACTGTTTTGGTAATAACATGGCATTTGCACATCGCATTAAACCCGACGATCCCGATCTACTTATGCTTAGATTGTCCGACGAGCTAGTGCATTTGTCTAGTGTACACCCTGAAGGCTTTGTCGTACGCTTGCACATCCTAGGGGATTTCTTCAGTGCAGCATACGCTCAGTACTGGGTTGATGCATTGCTAGAGTATCCTGCACTTAGAGTATTCGGTTACACTCATAGGTCAGAGCAAGATATCATGGATGTTATCCGTTCAGGGTTACAGAATAGCCGAGCATGGATTAGATTCAGCGATAAAGGCGGTATCATGTCTGCTAACGTCAATGGCGAAGGCATTCAATGCCCAGAACAAACTGGCAAAACTCAATCATGCATGACATGTGCGCTTTGCTGGTCCACTACTAAACCGATCGCATTCAAGGAGCATTAATGGAAAACTTTAAGATTGTCGGATATCTGGTAACATACAAACTATTCTATGATGGTCTAGTACACCTAGACCGTTTCAAGACACTATTCGATGCTGAAGAATGGGCAGACCGTAGCGAGCTTGCAGAGTACGTTATCAATCCCATTGTTGACCTATCAGGGGATTAAATGAAAGATGCCTTGATAGCCATATCAATCATTGCCGTAAACCTATTTGTCCTTTGTCTACTTGTAAAGCTTTCATCATGAACAAATCTAGTGACCTTGTGTTGTATCTTGGTGGCAGTGCTTTTGGTGTATTGTTTGCCTTCATGCTCTTTATAGGACTAACCCTATGATTAAGACTTATTTCAATGGTAAACCATGCGAAGTGTTGAAGCATGGTGTTGATGGTGAGGTTTTGATACGTCATGCTTCACCTGATCCGCTATGGCCGTTTCCATCCTACACTTGGGTTAAATCCAAGCTAATCACTAAGACTAAAGTATCAAAGCGATTAGAGGCTCTACAAGGCGTTGAAGATGCTCTCATGTAGGTAGGTGTCACCAAAGCCTAGATCGTCGCTTCTAGGCCTGTTTTAATCGATTCTAGAGGGTATTATGAGAGTCTTAGTTGCTTGTGAATACTCTGGCACTGTCAGAGATGCTTTTATCGCTAAAGGTCATGACGCTATGTCATGTGATCTACTACCTACTGATAAACCAGGACCACACTATCAGGGTGATGTATTTGATGTTATCAATGATGGTTGGGATTTGATGATTGCTCATCCTCCATGTACCCATCTTGCTGTGAGTGGTGCTAGGTGGTTTAAGGATAAGGTTACAGAGCAGGCAGAAGCTTTAGACTTTGTTCGTAAACTTATCAATGCTGACATTGATCGTATCTGTATAGAAAACCCTGTATCTATTATTAGTAGTAGGATTAGGAAACCGGATCAAACCATCCAGCCTTGGCAATTTGGTCACGGTGAGACTAAAAGGACTTGTCTATGGCTTAAGGGCTTGCCTAAACTGGTTCCTACTAATATCGTTGATGGAAGGGATCAAAGGATATGGAAGCTTCCGCCTAGTCCTGATCGATGGAAGATTCGTAGTGCTACATTTCAAGGCATCGCTGATGCTATGGCTAATCAATGGGGTATTCTATGACTAAAGATATGTTAGATGAGTTGTTGTACTTAATCGAGCTTCAAATCAAGGCTAACATTGCCTTAGCATTAGGTCATGCTGATGCTGCGGACAAAGAAGCAGAGAAAGAGCATGTTCAGTATTACAGACTTGTTTCGTTGATTGACTCTATGAGGGATGACTTAAAATGAGATGCTTATCATGTAATGAAGCCTTAAGTGACTATGAAGCCTCTAGGCGTAGTGTTCGAACACACCAGTACATTGACTTATGCAATGGATGTTTTCGTTATGTCCGAGATGAGATTGCTGCTGTTGGTAATGTACGATTGATCAATGAAGGAGATGATGACATTGTAAGTAAACGTAACATTGATGAAGAATGACTTGACAACTTTGTTTTTCTCTGATACCCTAAATCTATATAGGCTATGTAGGCTACTTAGTCTATGTACTAAGTATATACTATGTATAATATTTAATATATACTTAGTACTTAGACTATTTAGCCTATGTACAGTAGGACTCAATGAAAGGATTGTTCGAAATGTACCCTGATGATGAGTTTTTACCTGAAGAAGCATTCGATGAGATCACTAAAGGTGAGTACGAAGACATGATGGAAGATCACAATGTCAATGATGTGTTAAATCGTTTTGTTCGCTTATGTCAAGAGTATGGTTTTTACTTCATGATGCGTCAGTTAACTAAGGCTCTTAACGCTAAAGGGTTCAACGTATGAGAAAGCGTATACAGCCACGAAAGCGTAAGGTTAACCCCTACGTAGCCTACCTAGAGAATCATGGCCGCCATGCCACCTTAGAAGACCTCCTAGAGGCATTCCCTGACAAGACCTCTAAGCAGATCAGAGACTCTATGTCAAAGTTAGTTGATAACTACACTGTTGATAGGGATATTAGGAAGGATGATCACCAATACTTGATATCGTATTCACTAGGCGGATACAACACCAGGGATAACACTGGTATCTGTTGGCATAACCCTTTTAATCTGAGGACAACATGAGCAGAGAAGCTATTAAACACACACCAGGTCCGTGGAACTACGACAGAAGCGGCTATTCCTTGTACGTCAACAGCGGACGCGAACTTGTGACCGCGTTGTCAATGGACGACAAGCGTCTGGAAACATCAGAAGCCAACGCCCGCCTGATCGCCGCCGCGCCTGATTTGTTAGATGCGCTTTTGATGGTGCTGGATGATCCAAATGCTTTAGATGGTCGGCCAAGGACTTATGAGTAC